TTCGGTCACAGCAGGAACTCGTAACTAAAGGAATAGAAAATGAGTATGAAGCTAAAATTGCTGCTTTGCGCAACTACTATAAGTCTACTAGCGTGTGGAACAACCCCAGTAGCGGTAAAGTGTCAGGAATTTCCGCAGCCCCCAGCGCAACTGATGTTATCGCCTCCTACAATGAACTTGCTGGACGCTGTGCAGAAACCACATTAATGCTAGTTGACCTACAAAAATGGCTCAATGAGCAGATGGGCATTAAATGATGCGTAATTTTGCCGAAGCTTTAAAACATACTTTGCGAGAAGAGGGAGGTTTTTCCGACCACCCTGCAGATCCTGGCGGCGCCACAATGAAGGGCATTACGCTTAATACCTATCGCGAATTTAAACGTAATCCGCATCTAACCCCAACTGATCTTCGGGTTATGCCTGATGACGAAGTTGAAGAAATCTACCGTAAACGCTACTGGGCGGCTTGTCAGTGCGATGTCCTCCCGTCGGGGATTGACGTATGCGTTTTTGACACTGCGGTCAATAGCGGTCCAGGCAGAGCAGCTAAAATCTTGCAAGAATGCGTCGGAGCAACACCCGACGGAAGCATCGGGGCCGGCACTTTAGCCGCTTTAAGTAAAGCCGATCCTAAGCTTGTTATCCTTGATTACATCAATAAACGCCAATCCTATTTGGAAAGCCTTAAGACATTCCCTATCTTCGGAAAAGGATGGACTGCAAGAGTTTCCCGTTTAAAGGATTTAGCCCTTAAAATAGCGTAATTATGGCACTCTATCCAGTCAAACTCCCTCCAGGCGTGTATCGTAACGGTACCGAATATCAATCCCAAGGCCGTTGGTACGACGCCAATTTAGTGCGTTGGTATGAGGGTACTATGCGCCCTGTCGGAGGGTGGCAAAAAGAGAACACTACCCCATTTACTGGCGTATGCCGAGGCATTTATGCTTGGAAAGATAACAGCTATTTTAAGTATGCGTTAGTTGGTACTAACTCAAAACTCTATGTAGTTACCGGGGGTTCATTTACCGATATTACGCCGACTAGCTTTTCCGTAGGACGAGTAGATTCCATCTATGGATTAGGTTACGGTGTTGGCCCATATGGCGCGCAAGCTTATGGAACTCAACGCGCAGCCTCTACTTTGATCTTAGATGCAGCTACTTGGTCGATGGACAATTTCGGTCAAGTTCCAGTTATGTGCGCCCCACATGATGGGCGTTTGCTATCTTGGGATTTAAACGGCGCTAATAAGGCGGTATCCATCACTAATGCACCAATCAACAACCGTGGCGTGGTTGTGACTCCAGAACGATTCTTAGTAGCTCTAGGAGCTGCCGGAAACCCAAGAAATGTTCAATGGGCTGACCAAGAAACTATGACCGATTGGACAGTTACCACAACTAACCAAGCCGGTAGTTTTGAGCTTCAAACAGCAGGTTCTATTCAATGTGGCCGGCGTGTTCGCGGTGCTACCTTAATTTGGACTGATTCTGACCTGCATAGTATGACCTATATTGGTACCCCATATGTATACAGTTTCGACCGTATTGGTTCATTCTGCGGGGCCGCTGGACCCAACGCAATTGCCGCAATGGATTCGACAGCATATTGGATGGGTGTTAATGGCTTCTTTATGTACGACGGATTGGTAAAACCATTGCCGTGCGACGTACAAGATTACGTGTTTTCGGACCTTAACAAGCTTCAAGGCGCTAAGATTTATGCCGGTGTAAACACTACTTTTGGGGAAGTATGGTGGTTCTATCCTTCTGCAAATAGTACAGAAAATAACAGATATGTTATGTATAACTACCGCGAAGGTCATTGGAATATTGGCACTCTTGCCCGTACGGCATGGACTGGGTCAGGTGTTTTCACTAATCCATTAGCTACGTCGCCAGATGGTTATCTATATGACCATGAGTTTGGCTGGTTGGCTGATGGACAGCCAATTACAAGCCAGCGATATGCTTTGGCTGGGCCGCAAGAGATTGGTAATGGGGATAACATTATTCAAGCTCAAATGTTGATTCCTGACGAAAAAACTCAAGGTCAAACTAAAATTACCTTTAAGACTCGATTTACTCCAAATAGTCCAGAATCTACTTATGGGCCATACGACCTCGTCCCTTATACTTCGATCCGTTTCTCGGGCCGCCAAGTATCAATGGATGTTGTGGGGAATGTTGATGCGGATTGGCGTGTTGGCACTGTTCGATTCGAAGGCGTTGCGGGTGGGAAACGATGAAATTACCAATTCCACCAAATAGCTACGATCCTTCTTTTGAAGCTCAAAGAAACGCTTTTATTGAACAAGCAGATCAACAGTCTTTTAAACGCCAAGCCGACGTAGAAATTGCATTACCTCAACGCTTGGTGCTAAGATCTCCTAACGGCAATAGATGGAGCATTTCAGTCACTAATGCCGGAGCCATAACCGCTACTGCTCTATGACCTTAGATTATCAAAAATACCTCAAGGAAGACGGTACTCAGCCAGAATGGCTTTCTGAGTTCATTAGGTGTCGTAAATGGATAGAAGATGCATTAGAATATAGCCTAGGAACTCACAATGTCCAGGATTTACTAGACGGTGTGGCTACCAATGAATTACAGTTATGGTCGCATACTAACACTGCGATTATTACGCAGATTTTGGTTTACCCTCGCAAGAAGCTACTACACGTACCGATCGTTGGAGGAAACCTTGAAGAAGTAGAAGCAATAACGCCTTCCCTAATTGAGTTTGGCAAATTTACTGGTTGTGCAGGATTGACCACAGCCGGTCGCCGCGGATGGGAGCGCACGTTTTTACGTAAGTTTAATTTTAAGCCCGCATACAATTGTATGTTGATGGAGATTTAATATGTCACAACTTCTTGGTGGTAACTCTTCTAGCTCAGGTACTTCTAGCTCTAGCTCAGGTTCAGCTTTAGATCCAGAAATTAAAAAGCTATTTATGGAGAATTTTAGCGGCGCACAAAACGTCGCTAAGAATCTTCAAGCTCAAACTTTTGCACCTAGAACTGGTGACTATAATGCCGGCGAGGCTGCTATTCGCGCAGCAGCTACTGGCGGTGCAGGGCTGAATACTGTTAACACAGCCGCAAATACTGCGACTGGTTTACAAAGCTCCAATCCTTACATGGTTACTGGCCAAGGCTACGACCCAATCTATGGTAATGCAGCTCAGTTAGATTTAAAATCAATTAACAATTACATGAATCCGTATACTCAAAATGTAATTGATACTACGATGTCCGACTTATCGCGTCAACGTCAAATGCAAGGCGCAGCCGATAATGCTTCAGCAGTAAAAGCGGGTGCGTTTGGTGGTTCACGTCAAGCCGTACAGAATGCATTAACTAACGAAGCTTACGATCGCAATACAGCTAGTACAGTAGCTAATTTGCGTAACACCGGATACAACACAGCTCTTGGGGCTGCACAATCTGATGTTGCTAATCGTCAAGCCGCTATGCTTGCTAACTTAGGTTTTGGTAATCAAGCAGCAGAGTTTGGAGCTAATGCTACTAATGCTGCTAATTTGGCTAATCAGAATGCGTATGCTAATAATCAAACGTTGAAACTCAATGCAGCTAATCTTGGTAATACAATCGGCTCTAATCAGCAATCTCAAGCGTATCAAGCTGGTCAGAATCAAATGAACTTAGGTTTGATGGATCAAGAATATCAACAGAAAATTATGGATGCAACTCGTAATCTTCCGCTTGAACAACAAGCCATTATTAACCAAGCTTTGGGTATTAACCCAGCCGGTGGTTCTGGTATGACAAGCACTGCTACAAGTGTAAGCCAACAGGGAAGTAAATCCGGTTCTGGCTTACTCGGTCTTGGCAGCTTCTTTTAAAAGGAATTAAATCATGGCAGAACCAGTATCTAGTTGGTTTGTTCCTCAGAACATTCTTGACTTAGTTAGTCCTCAAGAAGCAGAAGCCGCGGCTAGTCAAGCCCGCAATACCTTTATCGCTGGTCTATTGACTGGTGATATTGGTGCGGCTTATAACAACGCTCAGAATCAAGGCTATAACACTTTGAGTCATGGCGCTGCATTGCAAGAAGCTAAACGTAAGCAAACTGAGCTAAGCAACCTCAATCAATTAAAAATGAGTGCGTATGACTACCCAGAGCCAATTGCTCCACGTACATTGGACACTAATAAAGAATTAGCTGGCCCAGGAATACCTCAAGCTCCTAAATTTAATCCGCAAAAAATGTTGCAGAATCCAATGGCTCCGTTTGTTGATCAAACTTCTTTGAAAAATTTGATGGACAACTTTGGACCACAAATTGAGTTCGTAAATGGTATGGCAGTTAATAAGCGTACTGTTGCTCCTGGCACAATGATTCCTAAGACTGGTGAAAATCAGATGCTTATTGCCGATCCTTCAGTTCCAGGTGGATATCGTACTGCCGTTATGCCTGGCGCTACGGCCGCAGTTTCAGCACTTGAAGGTGCCGGTGCTAACGCTCGTGAAGCCGCTAAAGCTCGTTGGGATATCCCAGCCGGTGGCGTATTAGATCCAAAGACTGGCAACATGGTTGCTATGACTCGCGCAGATATCATTAGAGCGCAAGCTGAAGGCCGTAACCCAATTCTTGTTCAATCTGAAGCAGGTAAAGAAGAAGGTAAAGCTTCTGGTAAATTTAACATTGAGCAAGTACTTACCCCAGCTAAACTTGCCAACGATGCGGCCAGAAGCAGCAATATCAATATTTCTACATTACGCAATACTGTTGAAAAAGCACCTCTTAATCAATTTACAAATATACCGTTTGTTCAAGAAGTTGCTGGCTATGCTAAAGCTGCAGGAATGCTTACTCCGGAAGCCGCAGCTAACGTAACTAACTTAGCGGCATTAAACAGCCAGTTAAGTGGCGTTGTATTGCAAGAACAGATTGCCCAAAAAGGTACTCAAACTAGAGACGACGCGATTCGTATGGAAAGCGTATTTAATGGTAAGGGTGACAAAGACGCAACCATGTTTGCTCTTAACGCTAAAGAAGCACAAAACAATCGTAACCAACAATACTATTCATTCTTGAATGCTTATAAATCTAAGCATGGCACGTTGGAAGGTGCGGATTACCAATACAATGATTCACCTCTTGGTAAGGCGTCTATCTTCCGCGAATCAAACATGAAACAATACGCTAAACAGATCGTGGACAAAGATGGCAAAGTCTATCGTGTATTTGGCGATGGTGGTCCTCCAGAATTAGTAAAATAAGGCGATAAACATGGCTTTACCTACCGAAGAAGAACTCCTGGCTCGTGGACAATTAGTTACCGAGCCAGTAAAAGCCCCAAGTCCTGTAGCTCAAACTGCTTCTGGTGAAATGCCATCAGAAGCTGATCTTCTTAGCCGCGGTACTGTAAGAAGTGTTGGCCCGGCTTCTGCGGCTCAGCAAAAAGCTTTTGATGAAAAGCCGCAAGGCACTAGCGAGTTCTTTGATCAGTTGATTCGCCAAGGTACACGCCAAGTAGGCTTGACAGCTCGTCACGCTATCGAAGGCGCTCCACAACTATTAGACGTAGTAGGCGCTCCATTAGCGTACACAATGAATAAGATTGTTCCACAATCTATTCGCAATTTGCCAGGTGTTGGCAGTGCCGAAGCTCCTAGCAAAAACTTCAGTCGTTTTGCCGACGTATTAGGTTTGCCAAAACCTGAGACTACAGGTGAGCGTGTTATTGGAGAAGCAACAAAACAGGGCTTTAGCGCTATGGCGCCTATCGGTTCTATGAATCAAGTCATAGATAAAGTAGGTCCTGTAGCTAATAACGTAATGACTCAACTTGCCTCGAATCCAGCAGTGCAAACTGTTGCTTCTGCAGCAGGTGGTGGCGCGGGTCAAACTGCTTCTGAAATGGGCCTAAGCCCTGGCTATTCCGCTTTAGCTAATCTGTTAACTACTGCTGGCATCAGCGTTGCTGGTGGCCGTGTAGCTAACGCCATTGATAAGAACTACTCTCCTGCTGGTCAAAGAGCAATGGATTTGAATGCTAAAGCCGCTAAAGAAGGTGTAGAACTAACTGCCGGTGATCTAGGCAACAAACCTGCTGGTTTTGTAGAAAAATTGATTCAAGGTATTCCAGGTTCTGGGCGCGATGCGTTTATGCAACGCCAAGCTGAGCAGACTAAAAATATGCTTGACCGCTTAGCTTCTAAGATTGAATCCAATACAACTCCTGGCGAAGACATGATTAGTGCTTTACGTACTAACTTTAAAGTCAACAAAGAATCCGCTGATGAGTTGTTTACTGGTGTAAAGACTGAATTGGCTAAAGTGCCAGGTTCAGAGATTATCCCTGCTTCTGGTTTCTCCGCACAAGCTAAAGCATTCCTTAAAGAATATCCTGATTACTTAAAATCATCGGAAGTTCCAGAGTCTGTGAAAGCAGCCCTTAAAGCCGCCGCCAACGATACTTTGACTTCGTTACCTTATCAGACTGCACGCGACGTTCGTACGTTGATTGGTGCGGAGGCTAAGAGTGCAGCCAAGCAAGGCAAATCATTCTCAGGTTCTTTAGATCAGATCTACAAAGGTTTAAGCGATGACTTTCGTGGTTGGGCTGAAAAGCTTAGCGACGTAAACCCATCAGCCGCAGAACAGTTTGGCAAAGCCGACTCTTTCTACAAAGCCAATGTATTGCCTTATAAGCAAAAAGAAGGTGTTTTAAGTAAGATTCGCGATGTTGTATCGCCAAAAGCAACTGAAGATGAATTAAAGCTTGCTTCTGACAATATCATGCGTTCTTTGTTCCAACCGAATAAAGAAAAGACAGCCGAAGTTGCAATGCGTTTAGGTGGTCCTGCAGGTGAAGTTGCAGCTCAACGTGAACTTGTTGGCCGTGGATTAGACGCAGGTATCGATGCACGTCTAAATACTGGCGTGAGTCCTGCTCGCTTTGTAAACACTTTGAATTTAGAAGATCCGATGGTTTCGTCTGTAATGGGACGCAACACTGATTTTGCTAATCAAGTAGGCGACGTAAGCAACATTGCTCAAGCGGCTAAGCGCAGCGTGGGCGCATACAACTTACCAGAGACTGGTGTTCAAAATAAGACTCTTGGTATTTTGGCTGGCTTATCGAACAAGGATACTTTCTTGCCGACATTAGCCGGTCTGGGCTGGTCACGTGTAGCAAACGAAGCTTTGAAAGCTGATCCAGTAAAAGGCCTTTTGTTTGCCAATCCAGGCAATCCATACGCTAGAGCATTCCCTTCTCTTAACGCTCTTGTCAGCGAGCCACAACAAGGTAATGTTGGAGTGTATGATCCCTTAACAGGTAAGCAGATCAACAGGAAATAAAAAAGCGCCGAAAGGCGCTTTTCTTATGCTGCCATCTCTTCCTGCTCCATTCGATCTAGAACATAAGATTTAACTAGGTTTGCATTGGCTCGTACTTCAAGTACAGTCTTCCATGCTTCCATAATTTTTTCTTTGGTAAGAACTTGGTTTGTAATTAAAAGATTAATATCTTTTACATTTTTTGCAAGTTCAACTAGGGCTTGACTTTGGTCAATATTCATACAATCGCCTCTTTTAGTGGTTAATAAATTTACTGCGGAGACGAAGTATAGAGCTTTTTGTTTGCACTAGGTTTAGGGGTTTTCCCTTATAATGCGGCAGCGATGATGCTACGCATTGGATGTTGTTTAATAGCTTCCCAGCCATTCATGGCGATTGTTTGCCACCACTTAGGATCACTAGCAATCTTGTGGCCAGTAGCCACTAGATCTTCGTATGGGGCAGTTGCAATCGCTTCTTTCACCCAAGGGTAGATGTGGGTATCAACTCCAACTTCTGACAGCACACAAGCGCGATTTGACATCAAATAATAGACCCTCGCCATTTCATGGATTGGTTTTACTTTATCTTGAAACTGATGCATAGATAAAACCACTTTAGCGTCGGCAATCCACTCGTCCCGCTTTTCGCCAATTGCACCGTTACTAACAAACTTAACTCTGTCCCCTAGTTCCCACCAACTAGCAATAGCCAATTTGCGACGTTTATTCTCTGAACCATAAAATAGAAAATCATAAGTCTTATCTAGATTATGCTCAATACGATTCATTTTTGGATGATAGCCAAACGGTACATATTTTACGTTTTGTATGTTATGAGCTACAAGCCAAGGAAAATTAGCTTCTGAATATTCCCACACAGTAGCTCGTCGCATGAGCCTCTCAAGTGCTGGAGACATGAACATCGGCAACTGTTCCATTTGGTAGATGATCGTATTATCTGGTGCGTTGTCACATTCTTCGGCAGTCATAAGATGAGCGCCAAAGACAATATTGCGGCATGAAGGCATGAAGGCATGAATGCTCTGAGTGACGTTGTACCCCAAGTCTTCTAAGCTGTATTGCACTAATTCCATCAAATCAATGAAGCAATCAGAATGCCTAGGCTTTCCTTCGGGTCTTACGAGCAGCAGGTTTATGTTGTTTTTCACGTAGTTTTTTATGTATTTTTCGATGGCAATTAGAACACAATATGATACACGTAGCTTCTAAGTGAGCAATCACTTTCTCAAAGCTCCAACCTTTATCTCGAGCCAATCGAGTAGGTTCGTGGTCTTTTGTACGAGGATCAATGTGGTGAAACTCTAGGCATTCGGGAGCCGATTCGGGACACATAGAACAAGCTTTTCCTGATTTGTAATCAGAAATTTGAGTAGCAATCACTTTACGCCGAGAATTACGGTACGCCTTCATTTTTGCGTAATGCTCAGGATCTGCTTGATATTTATATTGAACAGCTTTAGCCATCGGACTATGCTACACTATTTCGACGCATATGAGAATACTTGGAATTGACCCAGGCGCTTCGGGCGCATTAGCTATTATCGACTCAGAAACTTTGAGCCGAGTAGAGATATTTGATATGCCATCGGTGCAAATAAAACGCGGTACCCGTATGGTGAACCAAGTATCAGCTCCTATGCTGGCTGAGATCTTACGCGATCAACGAATCAATTTAGCTGTGCTTGAGAAGGTAGGCGCTATGCCAGGACAAGGCGTATCGTCTATGTTTGCTTTTGGCCGTGCAGCAGGTGTGGTAGAAGGCGTCTTAGCTGGATTATCTATTGGTGTCACTTTGGTAACACCTCAAGAATGGCAAAAGCATATGCGCGTAGTCGGTGGTAAAGATGGAGCTAGGTCACGAGCTTCACAGATCTTTAGCCAAGATGTCAAATATTTCTTACGTAAGAAGGATGATGGTCGTGCGGATGCTGCGTTAATAGCTTCCTACGGCTTTACGATGCTCGGATGAAGTTAATGCCCTACCAGATTGAAGGCGCCGACTTCCTATCGAAGCGGCGTTTTGCTTTCCTAGCCGACGGTATGGGGCTAGGAAAATCTGCACAAGCCATCGAGGCGTGTAACGTAAAGGGTTACAAAAAGATAGTAGTGATATGCCCCGCTGTAGCCCGTATCAATTGGGCGCGAGAGTTTGAGATGTGGCGCAAACATGATATGTCGATTTTTATTGAATCTTTCGACACATTAGCCAGACGTGTCGATATTCAAAAGAAAATCGTACAGATGGAACCTGACGTTCTTATCATCGATGAAGCGCATTACCTTAAGACTCGTACGTCAAAACGTACGCAAGCTGCGTATGGCAAATACTGCTATGGTAAGGGCGTCGCGGCATCAGCCAAGAACGTATGGCTTTTGTCTGGTACTCCATGCCCTAATGATGCTGGTGAACTATGGCCCCATCTTCGCGCCCTATGGCCAGAACTAATAACTATCGGTGATAGTCCATTGAACTACATTAGTTTCTTGCAAAGATATTGCGTCTTACAAGATACCCCATTCGGACCAAAGATTCTCGGTAATAAAAATAAAGACGAATTGAGAAGCATTCTCAAAAAGATTTTATTGCGTCGACGTGCAGAAGATGTGTTGCTTGATTTGCCGCCTATTAGTTGGCATATGGTTCCGGTTGAGCCAATTGATGTCATGGCTGATATTGCTAAACTTGAGCAAGATCCTGCTGTAATCGCGCTTATGGCGTCTTTAACTGAAGAGACAGACCTAGAGAGCATGATGGTAGCGATGGCTTCTCTACGCCGTGCTACGGGCGTCGCTAAGGCTCAGCTTGCAGCTCGTATGATTGCCGACGAAATCGACAGTGGCGCATACAACAAAATTGTTGTGTTTTACCAACATACTGAAGTAGGGAAAACCCTAATTGCAAGCTTAGAAAAATATGGAGTAGTATCTATCTCAGGAGCTACGACGACAACGATGAGACAGAAAGCAATTGATACATTCCAAGCGGACCCATCGGTTCGCGTTTTTATCGGCCAGTTACAGGCTTGCTCTACAGCTATTACTCTGCACGCAGCTTCGCAAGTAATGTTTGTAGAACAATCTTGGACACCTGCGGATAATGCACAAGCAGCCAAGCGTTGTCATCGTATTGGTCAAAAATCTCCTGTATTTGTAAGAATGCTCGGCTTAGCAAAATCTATAGACGAAGCAGTTGCTAAAGTATTGGCTCGTAAAAGCCAAATTATTTCTGAACTTATGGAGGATTAAATGAAAATTATATTTACTAAAGTTGATGATCAAATGGTTGTTACACAAGCCGAACTTGATTCCTTTGAAGAAGTGCAACAATTTAAAGATTGGTATGTTGGCAAGCCCTCGGCTCAAAAAGAATTACCGCTTGAGGAGGAAAAATGATTCATTCACATTTAG